AAATTCGTACCAGATAGCGCATAGTTATGAACTAAAACCGCTTTGCGCGATGCTTTATCGAGTTTGATTATGTTCATCGCAAAATCGTCAGAAGATTCATTTTCCGCCCAAGATGGGTCGAAGCTTAAAATATATTCTGCATTCTTTTCTCCAGCCACTTCAATCGCTTGCCCTTCTCCAACTCGAATTGTACATTCGTGCATTTTGCTGAGTTTAAAATACCCAGAAGAATCGTCAACAAATTGCGAACCGAATTCTCTTTTAAATTGAGATTCGGACATGGTTGATTTTGCTTGAGTTAATAAACTTTCATCATACAAACCGTGAGGAGCAACATCGTAAGAAAAATGTAAAATAGCTCTTGTCGCTACACTTTTAGCATTTCTTTCTGGCGTAACAATTAGATCTTCGTACTGCTTATAAAGCTTATACATGTACTCGAACTGATAAGACGCGGAAGATAAAACAATAATTTTATTATTAGGCCAAACGAATCTTTCTTCTTCCGTCATTTCTCCTCTCTTTATCAGTTCAGTTTCCAAACCAAAAACTTGCTGTCTTTCAGTTGGATTTTGAACAACAGAAAGGAACGGGATAATAACTTCGTTAAAAATACGATCTGGCATGAGCAAGAACTCATCGATTAGCATACGGTGAAAACGAAAGCCGCGAAGCTTCTCTCCGTCGCCAAGAGGCAAACAAGTAATCTTGCTGCGCCCAATCTGCATCGTCCATTCGTCTGAACTTTTAGAAACTTTCGTAATGCATTGCTTCAAAAATACAGCATTTGGTTTTTCGGCAATTTCTTCTATCTTGCGGAAGATCATTTTGGCCTGACGGAATGTTTTACTAACGATTCCGATATGCACGCCTTGATTTAATATCGCATCAAGAGATGCAAAGACTGCGCAAGTAAAGCTTTTTGATAATCCACGGCTCCATACCATCATCGAGTAATCTGTTTCAAACATAGTTTTAATAGCCATGTGTTGAAATGGGAAAAGTTGAACGCCGCAAATGATCTCTGATGAAAATGAGATATTCGAACGTAAAAATTTATAGAGAAGAATTTTAGCTTCTCTTTCCTCCAAGAATCCCTTTTTTTCAAGGATTTCTTGATTTACGTTACGGAATAAACTTTTTCTTTTTTGGTTTCCTTCGATCCAAGCCATGATAAATCCTTTTCTAAGAAATATTGAATATCTACATCCCAAAGAATGCTGCCGATAGCAGTTAATTTGGGAATAAGAATTTCGCTATTAGCTCTGTTACCTGAAAATACAAATTGACAATACCCCGCGAACTCGTGCTGTAACAATTTCATATTATGGTATATGAATTTTAGATTCGACTTGTGAGGGGTAAAGTCGTTGTTAGTGCTTATCCGCTCTAAAGTAGATTCAACCACGATAAACAAATAACACTGCATGTCTTTGCATCTTTGAAGCTCGCGCCTAAATCTTTCTAAATTGTCGCCAACGAGAGTTCCTTTAAAATCAGACTCCGATTTTCTATCTACAAAAGTTTTTGTATAATTTGATCCGCTAGCAGTATAATCTCCAAAATCCAACTTAACTTGCCTTTCGTTTTTAAAGCTAAGTGGTTGCTGCTCTCTAGTATCTACGAATATATTGACATTGGAGAAGTCTTCATGGAACTTTTTAGGCAAACTCTTTTTAAACATCGGCTCTATTCCAATCTCTTTGCACACGTTAGAGTATGTTCCAAAATGTTTTTTATAAAGATCGATAGTTGGCATCTCACTAGTCTCCAATTCTAAATGGCAAGGGGAGCGTTTTAAATCTTTGCTCTTAACTCTGTAAGCTAACATTTTTTTAATCTGTTGCTTAACATTTTCTGGAGACTCTATCTCGCACCATCTTAAAAGCTGCTTTCTGTTTTCAAAGTCTTTTTCGAAGTAAGACTCTTTATCCTTAAACTGTAAGTAAGTACCTGTTAATAGGTTTTTTCTGGGATACTGCGTAACATAATACTCATCAATTCCGATCTTATGTTTTTTTAAATGCGCGTGCAAGCTTCTTTCGGAAACGAAGGAACTGTTGCATATTTTGCAATGGTTAGAGTTGTTAGACTGCATCATCTAATGATATTCCTAGGATACGAGCCTTCCACTCCACCATACTTTCCATTTTTTTGCCCTCTTCTGTAACGAGTAATTTTTGCATTTCAGCAATCTTGATCATATTGCCGCGCTCTTCTTCATCTTGGAACAGTTGAACAATAGAAAGAACAGAAGCATTTTCCCTTTGTCTAGACGAAATTCTTTCGCGCCTATCTCCTTGTAATTTTTTAATTAAACTTTCCACTCTACCTTCACATTGATGGTACTCACCACTTTTAGCTTTGATAATTTCAGCTAAACGAATACTCATTTCATTTTGCTCTTGAGTTTCCTCAAACATCTTATTGAGCTTGTCCAAATGGCGAGAGATAGTTTCTAGATTGATAATTTCCTTGCAAACGTTCATGTACAAATTAACTTCGTCCGCAGTTAGATCTGGTTTATCCCATGTCATGCGAATAAATTCTTGCTCAAATATATTCCTATCCTCTTGCGACGTATAGCAATTGATAATTTTTTGAAATCTTGAATTTATTAGATTAATAGACAGTTTTTCGGCGCATATTTTATGATGTCTACTAAACTTCTCTTTATTTATCTTTTCGCCAGTAGCTTCGTTAATTCTATTTATAACTCTTTCTATCGAGCGCGGCGTTTGATATTTTACAAACATCGCGTCGTCGGATACAGCTTTATTTTCGCAGTCAGAGTTTCTAATATGAGCGCCAACAGTTCTGTGCTCTAATCCCATTGCCGAGATTGGGCGATCTGGGTAAAGAAGTTCCGCAATTCTTAAAGCTGAGATTCCGTTACCAGCCTGATCTTCAATGAATTGCTCTTGCTCTGGACTGAGAGGCAATTCTCCAATTTTTTCGTACTTAGAAGTTTTATATTGTATTTTATTCGACGCTAGCAAAGACCTAATCGCGATTCCTTGCTTGGTTCTGCCATCCAGATTTTCATCATTAAAGAATTTGCGCGTGATAGTATTTAAATCAGGAAATTCTTTCGCAATTTCCACGATCTTCTTTTTATCTTCGTCGCTAAAACTTATTTTATCGTTGGCCACTTAAAATGTCCTCGTCTTGTAGAATTTTAGTAGCTACCTGCTTGAATAGTTTTTTCAAATTTTTGATTTGTTTGTAACCAGCCTTCTTCCCCTTTTCGTTTGTTTTGTATCCCATTTCCATTGCAACCTTTTCCTCGTCCGCGCCGTCGATATAAAGTCTTGAATAAACTTTATATTGTTTTGTAGCTAAACGATGCTTCATCTCTTCGTGAAGTCTTTGGGCGCTTGACAGGATATCGAAATTCGCGTCTCTCATCCCATGCACAGACTCCGAGTGATTTTCTATAGACACGCAAAGCTTCACATCGTATGCGGACTTCTTTGTTTTTTCCCATTTTTTATACAACGGACATTCGCTGCACTGCCTTCCGCTTGGGGTTATCGAACAAGCTGGAGGCTCATTGCCCATATTAAATTTACAAGCCAAACATGGGCGAACATAATTTGAATAATTATTTCGAAGAAGATTCTTAATTTGATTAACTGTGATGCGCGCTATCCAAGGTTCAAGTGGGCGCTCTTGCTTCCACATTTTCCATTTTTTAGAAATATGGAAACGAATAATTTGAGCAACGTCCTCATAGTCCATCCAAGCAATAGCTTTAAGCTGCCAGATATACCTGTGCCTTTGTATAATTTTGTCAATAACCTCGTGCTTATCTTCGTACTTAATCTTCTCTTGCTTTTGTGCTTCCATATTTAGTGGGTGATAAGCCGCCTATCCCACCAACTCTTTTTGGAGCAAATTTTCTTGCTCCAGCTTGAGGGTTGCGCGATAAATCTTCCAAATTAAAAGCTCTAAAGCCGCCGTCCATTTCTATTTCCACATCAAGTTTGCTGATACTTGGCACTTCATCTATATTTGTATTGTCTTCTGACTCTTCTTCTACATCATCAGATCTCGCTATGCTATTTGACTTTTTCTGCAATTGAGCTGAGACTTTCCCACTAATCGAACCTCCACATTTTGAGCAGAAATTCGGGGCAAACCCAGCATACTCATGCTTCGCTCCACAATTTGTACAGAAAACGCTTGCCATATTATTAATTTTTAATTTGTTGAGTTGATCGCTGAGACTTTCCAGCTTTACTAATATTGTAAACGCGCGTCTTTAAATTTCAATTATCTTGTTAACACTCGTTAGCTTGCGCGCTTTACGTATTATACTGAGCTAATGCTTCTAATTTTCTTCACAATGAATTTTAGGATTTCGCTTCTTTTGATATCTTCTTCCGAGAATTCAAATGAGAAAACCCCATGCTGCGCGGAGTCTTCGTCTGCAAATAAATTATAAAAATCGTAAAATCCATTTTTGCCTTTAATGTCTGACTGCATAAAGTCTCCGCAGAGAAAGATTTTACTCCCCTCCCCAATTCTGGTAAGAAGAGTTGTGATCTCCCTGAATGTAAAATTTTGAACTTCATCTGCAATTACTATTTTATCTCTTAAAGTGCTACCTCTGAGAAAGTTAACAGGACTTGCAGAGATTCTACCGTCATCCCTTAAACGATGAGCATCAGTAGGTTCGATCATTTCTTGAATTTTGTCTTCAAGAGGCAGGAGATACGGCTGAAACTTTTCACCAACTGTTCCCGGCAATGAGCCAAGAGATTTTTCGCCGCTTTCAGCGATAGTTCTGATATAGATAATGTCTTTTTCATTGTTGTCTATAAGGTTAAGTGCCCCGTAAACTGCCATGAAAGTCTTTGAGGTGCCCGCTGGCCCAGCTATAAAGACTATTTTAGTTTCGTCTGCTAGAAGTATTTTTAATAGCTGTTGTTGTTTTTCAGTGAACTTGAACTTGCGTTCCTTGAATTTAATCTGCGTTTTCATCTGCGGAATAACTAACTCCATAGATGCTGACTTTGTTTTTTTGGGCTTTTTTGCCATAAAGTTATACCATCTCTTCGATTATCTGTAGTCCTCCTTTTGCTACACCATTACCATCTACCGATAAGCTCTGCGAGCTTAACACTCCAGCGACTGAAAAGGAATTGCCATCAGGCATCCCTATTGTCACAGATACGGTGGTATTAGGCTCATAATCAGAAAGCCAATAAGCATTGGATATGCCGTTAATTTGCAATGATTTTGTAATTTTCGAAACGCTCACTTTAGTAGGATAGATCTGGCCGATTTCAAAATTTGCAGCGCGATCAACTTCTACGTTAAAATTTAAATTTTCGTACTGGTTAATGGTTTGAGCAAAGTTCGCAGCGGTAAGAGTAACGCTCATTCCCCTTAATGGAGAAACAATTCCTGTTTGAAGCGCTTCTTGGCCAGCGTGAGGATCTATTCCGTTTCCAGTAGCCATGCCATAAGAATCAAATTGCATTTCCACCGTAACGGGTTTCCAAGGCTCAAGAGAAAATCCAAATGACTTTAAGAAACATTTATCGAATCTGTAATTAGGAACTTGAATGTATGAACCGCTTGTGAAATCTCCAGTTAAAGCTAAAAATCCAGTAAATTGATTGAACCCTGCGCCAGTTACGGGAATAACTGAAGTTGAGATTGATGCGCTTTTCGGGCCTGTTTGAATATAATAATCAAGCTGTTGGCCAATTCTTTTAACTATTTTTAATTGAGTTGTGTTACTTGCGCTAAAATTCGTTGCGTATAAAATATTATACGATCCTGTCGATAAGCTCTGCGAATCTCCATTTGAGACTAAAGCTCTGATGTTGTTGTAAGAAACGTAAGGCATGGCAAATTATTATTTGTCTTTCCTGAATGTTTTCAAGTCGCATTCGTCAATCATAGACAATCTCTTGAGCAACTTAACATTCTCAAATTTAACATTTTGCATCGTTATCCTGTGACCGCCAGTAACGACTCCTTCCGCACTAACATCATATATAAATAAGGTAGTTGACATCCAGCCGATACGCACAATTCTAGCTACGCTCTTCGACCCGTCCCAAAAAATAAGAACATCATCCTCTTTTAAACCAGACGTCATTCTAAAAACAAGGCTTTTAACAATATTAATTATAAATTCTTTAAAAAGCAAAGAAGCTACCGCAGCGACAATGAGCACTGAGTTATCAGAAATAAACCCATTGAATTCTTTTTCCATCCTAATAATTTACACTTTTTTGTTTCAAAGCTATTGACAAATCAAATTATTAGGGTAAGATTATTTTATGACCAAAATAGTTGTAATCTCTGACACGCATGGCCAACATCTCGGAATGCAAATTCCAGATGGTGATATTTTAATTCACTGCGGAGACTTCTGTTCGCATGGCCGATACATTGACGCATTAAGATTCGTTAATTGGTTTGGCACGCACCCACACAAACATAAAATTTTTATTGCTGGAAATCACGATCTTTACTTTGAGCAAGCCAATCCATCAGACATAGATTCTTTTTTAAGAATGATGCCTGCTGGCGTGCATTACCTCCAAGATTCTGGCATCGAGTTGGAGGGCTTGAAGTTTTGGGGTAGCCCCGTGCAGCCAACTTTTTTTAATTGGGCTTTTAATCGTGATCGCGGCGAGAAAATCAAGAAGCATTGGGATCTTATTCCGCAAGGAACTGATGTTTTGATCACTCATGGCCCTCCCTATAAAATTTGCGACACTGCTCCAGCTGGAAATGGCCTTTATAAAAGTGTTGGCTGCGCTGACTTACTTAACTCAACTTTAAAAATACAACCGAAACTTCATTTGTTTGGGCATATACATTTTTCGGGCGGAACTAGCCATGTTACACCAAAAACAATTTTCGCGAATGCTTCTATCTGCGACGAAGCGTATCTGGTAAATAATAAACCTTTAGTAATTAACGTTGACAACGATAAACAATTCTCTATAGTATCCGTAACATGAAATCTAAAAATAAATTAAAATTAAACCGCGAAATTTGGATGGAAGACCTTGATGCTATTCATAATAGAGTATTCCAAGAATTGGAAAAGCGCAACATTTGGTTTGATTCGGTCACTGCCGATAACAAATTCAGCAAAGAGCTGCAAGAGTTTCTCGAAAAATCCTTTGATTATCCTGACTATCAGAATTATAATTAATGTATGAACGGCAAAGGATCAAAACCCAGACCATTTTCTATCTCCCAAGATGAATTTAAAAACAATTGGGACGAAATCTTTGCTAAGAAAGCTATTGTTGCGGTAAAAACTCTTGACAATGGCGACCAATTCATTGAGATTCCTCAAGTCTTCATGGATAACTTAGGCTGGGAAGTTGGCGATGAAATCATCTGGACCGAGCAATCTGACGGGGCATTTAAATTAACAAAAAAATAATATGGGCATGTTCGACAATATCTCTGTTTCAGGCAATCTTCCTTTTTCTGAGGAAATGATTAGCCTTGGTATTATTAAAAATAACTTGTCGTTTCAAACTAAAGATTTGGATCGCACTATGTCACTTTACGTTATCCAAGATGACCAACTGTTTATAGAAAAACATAAAATCTCAAAATGGATAGAGGGGGATAAAAAAGGCAAGAGCTTCCCCGATAGAATCGGTCGCTTGCAAAGGGAAGACCCATATTTTGAGAAAGTAAATTTCCACGGTGAGATTTTTTTCTATGAATACCTTAGCAGTGTTCAAGATAAGTGGGATTGCTGGGTAGAATTTAAAGCTATTTTCACTGAGGGCAAACTTCAAAAAATTGAACTATTTAAATTTGAAAAGACAGATAATGCGGAAAGAAAAGCTCGCGAAATAGAATTTACGAAAAAAATAAAAAAAGAGCAAAGCAAGTGGATTAATAAATATTTCTTTTACACTAAGTTTTACAGCTTCTTTTATCACAAAATTTGGAGAAACTTTTGGGTTGCGTTAGCAAACGCCGCAAACAAGATGGCTTATTAACACCTATGAAACCATATATATTCGTTGATCTGGACGAGACGTTAATTCACACTTACGAGAGTTGGCAAAAACCAACTGTAGATCCAGTGCTCGTTACTGTACAAGATGAAATTTTTAAAGTGAGCATGAGACCGGGCGCAAAAGAGTTTCTCGCTAAACTCCGCGAGATCGGAGAAGTGCGCATGTTAACCATTGCTATTTATGATTATGCAATAAAAATGAATGAGGTTTTCGACTTAGGCTTCGACATTGGCGATATTTGGGCTCGCGAACACGTTCGCGGGGGCTACACTATTGATTTGAAGCCTGCTGATAGAGTTTATCTGTTTGATAATTTACCCGTTAAGCAAAATCGTTTAAAGGTTAATTTCCTAAGTCCCGCAGTTACGAATGAAATGCCCACTTACATTCAAGTGAAAGAGTACCTTGGCGACGACCTCTTTCCGTTCGATGAAAGAGAAATCAACCGCTTAATTAAAAAAATTACATGATCTTCCATATTAAAGGTGAACTAGAGGGGGTCTCCCCGGTTCCCGGTTCGTGAAGCAGAAAAAGATTGGGTCATTTCTCCCATTTTCTATAAATGGGGAGGGGGTAGTGTAAAGATCTTCGTGAAGAAGAGAAGCGCCGAATCAGATTGGTTAATGATTGTTTTGTTATTATCCATTATGTTAGTGTCTCTTGTTTTCACCAAGAGATAACGCCTCGTTTAAGAGGCTTTGGGGTTAAGATAGGGTTTTATAGCATAGTAAAGAAGGCGTAGAGAGGGGAAGAAGAGAATTAGAATGGTATAAATGGTAGTAGAGCGAACTAAATACCACCCCCCCCCGAAGGCCCGGCAAAAACGGTCCGCGATTTTTAAAAAATAGGGGAGGGTGTCCCTCCCCTCCCCTCCCCGTTACTCGTTGCGCATTTCCGCCGCCATCTCCGCGCGGTCTTCAATTTGGCGATTGCGCCACTCCCATTCTGCATCCCCCCAGAAATCTTCATCGTAACGCAATTTCGCAACGGTGTGTTTCTGCGCACGCTTAACGTCACCGTCGAAATCCGCTAAGCGAATCTCAAAAACGTTTTGGGCAACTTGCTTAGCAAATTCCGTTTGAGTGGCGTTCGTAGGAATGCCAGCGATTGCGCGGTTCCAGAAGTCATATTGATTTTTATTTTCCATGCGAAAACACTAGGGCGCTCGCATTAGATTGCAAGCGCCAATTTCATTTTTTTTTCCGTTTGTTTGTTAGTAGCACGAACAAGACCAGAAAGAACAAGACGAGTGGGAAAAGTTCTGAGGTCATTAGATTTTCCCTTACTGAATAACGAATCCTGTCAAATCTTTTTTTCCGTCACCCTTTGCTTTTAAACCAACGACAACGTTGCGCGCGTCTGCGAATCGCAAGTCACTTTTGTCGCCATCGACAACTTTAAAACCTTTCCACGTTTCAGGTAATGCGTTTGCGAATACAGCCGCAACGTTACCACCAGCACGCAACACGTCTAAGGCTAACACTTCATTGCCTTCGCTACGTGAAAAGGTCAAATGGTAATTCGTTGGCATTGCACCCCTTGCGAATTGTAACGCACGAATAGGCGACTTGGTGTAATCATAGAACTGAACAGAAGGAAACGCGGCGAACACTCCGAGACGTTCCCAAGAAATGTCGCTCGTTCCGTTTAAGCGCACGCAAGCGCGCATCTTTTGTTTTTCACAATACGCAACGAACGCACGAATGTCTGCCATTAGTAACGCGTTAAACGTTGCGAAATCGTCAAAGAACAGTTGCGTTTTCCGAATGCGCGCCTTCTTAACGTTAGACATTTTCCCACGACCAGCGGTGTAAAGACACGACAGCGTGCAACCTACTGAACGATGCGCGCACACTTCGCCACGACCTGCTTGACGCGCGGGCGCAAGGTAAAGAATCGCGGTGAGCCAACCGAACGCCTCGCCCTTGCTTGTTTTGGCGTCGTTACCAACAGATAAGAGATTGAGTTTCATGAGAGAATAAAAAAGAAATCAGCCAGACGAGTCAACTATGTAAGTAAGCTTTTCCTGCGGGCAAATAAAAAGGTCAACGTTACGCGAACGATTAGAACGATACTCTTTTTTTCCTTTGGTGCGCAAGGATAACGCGTTTGTGTCCGCTTGTGGCAAACTGTTCACGTAGCCTAGGTTCTCCCACCCTTGCACGTTGCCGAAAACGTCCACCTCGATTGAGAACCCATCGCGAAAATTTAAAATATTTTTCATGCCGATAAACTAGCACACTGTGCCGAAAAAAAAAGAATAAAAAATCACTTTGTGCGAATTAAAAAGCTTGACACGTTTTTTCTCGCGTTGCGAAAAATTGCGCGAAGTTTGACGCGAAAATAAAAAAAGTCAAGAAAAAAATTTAAATAAAAAATAAAAAAAAAGCTTGACAAGGCGATAAAACCGGGCCCGGCCCGGCGGGTGCTGTCAAGAAAAAAAGCGAAAAAAAGTTCTATGCCAACCGAAAAAGAAAATGCACTTGGCACGAGAATTGTGCGCGAAATAAATAAAAAAAAACGAAAATAAAAGTTGACCGCACGAGAATTTCTGTCATTCTCTGTTACATGGAAAACAAAAACATTATCACGACGTTAGCTAAAAAAATCTTTTGATTCTTTTAAAATAAAACTTGCACAAAGCAAAAAAACAGACATACTTTCCCCAATGAACAAACAACAATTACAAGCTACTTACCTCGCCCAACGTGTCAAACTGTTCGCTGAATTTGGCCCTATCACTAGCGCGCTAGTTCCGTTCGAACATCACGAGGCTATTAGAAAATGGCTTTCCGACAGCTTCGCTGAATTTGAGCGTGATGCCGAAACCTTCGCTGAAAAATTTTCCGACAAAAACGCGGAATAAAACCTTGACACCTTAACGTTTTAAAAACACTTTTACATTATGAACCTCAAAGAACAAATTGAAAAAATCGTCAAAAACGGCGCTGCCATTGTCGCCTTCGACTACACAAAGAAAGATGGAACCGTCTCGCGTCGCAATGGCGTCGTGGGTTATCTCCCTTTCGGGGAGCGAGCATGGGGCGTGCATTCCTCGCGCAGCATCGTAACGTCTAAAAACGGAGAGGAGTTTGTTACCGTTAAAACCAATAACGATTCTGGAGAAAGCGCCGTTGACGGTCACGCTTACAAATCCTTTAATCTCGCGCAAATTTCCAACTTCGCTTGCAATAGAGGGCGATAAATAAAACTACATAGCGCTATGTAGAAAACTACATAGCGCTTTATCAAACTACATACAGCACTGTATCAAAAAGTATATAGTGCTATATACAATCCGGGCCCGGCCCGGCGGGTGCCTGTCAAGCAAAAAAATCAAAAATAATTTCCGTGCCAAGTGCGAATAAAAATGAGTTGGCATGAGAATTGTCCCGAAAATAATTTAAAATAATTAAAAATAAAAGTTGACCGCACGCGAAAAACTATCATTCTTTGTCTCATGAATCCTATTCACCTCCTAATGTCAGTCGATGAAGCCTCCCTCGTTTTAAGCGCGTTGCGCGAGCAGCAACTAGGCGACGGCATTGACGTTCGCCTTGACTCTGTAATTTGCGACCTGCGGGCGCTTATTCACCGCGCCGAAAACGACCGCCTCGCCGATGACGCAGCCCGCGCCGCTTACTTTCTTGACGCAGCGTCTGACGTGACGTTCGCCAACTCTGAATTCACGAAATAAATCTTTCGTTTCTTTTAAAATAAACCTTGCGCGAAACAAAAAAATCAACATTATCTCTATCATGTTACTCACCAAACGCTGCCAATTTAACGGAAAAATTTATCAAATGGATTTGCCAATGACGCGAGACGAATTTATCGCCGCGTCGCGCGCATGGGAAAACGGCACTTTGGTGCAAGACGCTTTTCCCCTTCTTAGCGCAGGCGAGCGCGAGTTTGTAATGACGGGCACGACGCCCAAAGTATGGGACGAGATGTTTGGGCGCGGTTTGTTTTCTTCTAAGCCTCCGCGCGACTTGCGAGCGCAAGGCTCAAATTTTCAATCGGCTACCGTTGCCAACATCCGAGCAAGCGCGGTTTGCGCTCGCACGGGCGCAATCTAATATTTTTAAATAAAAAATAATACATAGCGCTATATACAAATCTATATAGTGCTATATACAATCCGGGCCGGGCCCGGCGGATACGTGTCAAGAACTTTTTTCAAAATAAAATTGCGTGCCAACTGCGAATTAAAAATCACTTGGCATGAGAATTCTTTTTTAAAATAAACGAAATAAAACTTGTGCGCAATTAGTTTTCTGCTATCTTCAGGGCATGGAAAATAAAATCACAAAAGGTTACCTCTACTTTCACCTCGCTAACGCTCGCGTTGAACGAATCGTCAAGGTAAGCGGCGAAAAAGTAGAACACCGCCACCACAAATCGTCGGTCGGTTTGCTCGCCAACGTTTCAGTAGCGAAAGATTTTCGCCGCGCAACTCCCGAGGAAATCGCGAATTACCTCAGAAAATAAAAATAAAAAAAGCGAAAATAAATCTTGCTTTTTTAAAAAAAATCACCATACTCTGTCTCATGAATAAAAACCAAATCAAAGATGTTTACATCAAAGCGGCGATGGAAAGCCTGCTATTCCGTCATATCGAATTTTGCCTCCCTGTTGACGTTAGCCCCGAGCACGCCCTTGCGTTTCGCCAAAAACTCAATTCCGAGCTTGTGAAAATGGAAGAGAGTGCGGAAATTTACGCCGAATCAGCTTGTTTCGGAGTTAAGTAAATAATCTCATGAAACTCAAACATTTCTTTGCCTTTACTTTTTTAGTTTCGTCTTTAAACGCGCAAAGCGACAAGGTGGAAATCTCCGCTCGGGAAATCGTTGCGGCAACTCTTATCTTGGAAGCGGGCGGAGAGAGCGACGCCCGCGCAATGGCAGCGGTTCGCGAAGTTATCGCCAACCGAGCAAAGAATAAAACGGAAATTTCCGTTTGCTTAGCTCCAAAACAATTCTCGTGTTGGAATAAAGTTTCTACTGAGCGAGGAATTGAAATTGCCAAACGTCATCCCAAATGGCGCGAGGCTTTAACTTTAGTCAAAAATAAATCAAATTATACAAACGGCGCGACTCATTACCACGCCGAAAAAGTTTCCCCTAGTTGGGCGAAAAAACTTGCATATACAACGAAAATCGGAAATCATATATTCTACAAATGAAAATTGTTTAGCTCACGGCTAACTATATCAATTTTTCGGTGGAATAGTACGCAAAGAGAATTTGCGGCGTGGGGAGGTTTTTTTTTGCCCTTCATTAAACACCACCGAAACTATATAGCTTATATATGGTTGTATATAGCTTATATACAATTGTATACCGGGCCTGGCCCGGTGGGGGTGGGGAAAATTCCCCAATCTTGGGGCTGTCAAGCCTTATTTACTATTAACGTATTTACTATTTCGTATTTATTCTTTTGTTTTTCGTTATTTTGTTCTTGCGTCTCGTCATTTTTTAATCAGAATTTTAATCATGAAACCTAAAACACAAGTCTACTTTAACCTTCGGGCGAAAATGTTATCGGTGCGAGTAGGTGGGAAAGTTGTTGCTCACGCTCCCGCGATTGCTCTTGACAACCCCACGTTCCACGTTAGCGAAGCGGGGCGGCAGAGAGTGCTGAAGAATCGGCGCAAGAACGTTCACGCATGGGTAAGCGGCGATTGGAACAACTACCTGCACACAGGAATTAGTCAAATTATCCCCGAGAATTCTGTTGAGGTAACTTACAACCCTTACAAATTCTCAACTTTTGTGCTTGCAAAAGATGGGTCGCCAATTAAAAATGCCCGCTACGTTGCTATTCACGGCAAAAAAATCTACGCTCAAATTTAAAATAAGTCTTGCCCTCATTAAAAAATAAGCACTATCTTAACTAACTATGAAAACTAAATCACACATTACTGGCGTTCAAATCGGCAATCTTGTCTTTGAGCTTGACGAGGCTTGCGCTGCTATGCGACTAACAGAAGACGAGCACAAGTTTGCAGTCGATTCAATTGTTGCCGCTTGGGAAGCTCAACTCGCTACCAACAAAGATCGCATCATCAAAGTAAAATAAGTCTTGCAATCAATAAAAACTCTGCTATTGTTAATAACATGAAAACAAAATCACAAAAACTCCAGCCCGCCATTTGGGAGAGCTTGAAAGTCGTTATTGCTGAGCGCAACCAACTCCGTTTGGATTGCGATAACGAAAGCAAGTGGGCCGCGCATTACTTAGAGCTATTTATCGCGAACAGAGACCGCGCCGATAAAGCCGAAGAACAATTCAGAATCTTAAAAAAAACCTTTGACCACGTTACCAATATGTATGACGCTGCCGTAACGCGAGCTGAACGCGCCGAGCATAAACTTCGTGTTCGCTGCGTCTCCTTCGTTACTCCCAAAAAGTCTCGCAATAAATAAAAAATAAATCACAAATAATAGCATGAAACCAACATCATAAGCCACCGGGCCAGACCCGGCGCCCCTTGTCAAGCCTTTTCTCCAAATAAAATTCCATGCCAAACGCAAATAAAAATAACGTTGGCACGGAAATTGATTCGCGAAAGATGTAAAATAATCAAAATAAATCTTGCACACCTCTCTTCATTCCCTATTCTCTGCCTAGTTCTTTAATCAACTTCCCTCCTGTGCTGAATGCGGGTTCACCCGAGTAAGCAGAAATGCTTCTAGGCGCAGGCGGGTTTAAGCGGGGGATCGTCCAATTGAGGATTTCGTCGGCAGACGAGGATGTAGGCGAGCCCTACTCCCCCGCACCATTTTGTGGTGAAGCAAAGTATGGAGCAGCCCTTCCTAGCGCTGGGTATTAGCGGTTGAAAACTACCGCCACCACATTAAAATTTCCGCAAGGGAACAGGTGTATCTAGTGAGTGGCGCAAGCCCAATGGGAGGCGCAAGCCGTTAGACCAAACCACTAGGATAATCACCACTGGGAAGGGGGCGGGGAGCGATCCCCTCCCCCAACTTTTTTCTTTTTTATTCTTTACTTTTCAAAAACATTAACCATACTAACAGAATATGAATATCCAACCACTAAGCAAGAAAATCTATGACAAAGCCGTTTCTCTGGGTATATCCCAGATTGAACTTAAATTCTCTGGAGGTAGCGACGAAGGCTATCTGAGTGTGTATGTTAATGGACAAGACGGGTTTGAGAGCAACACCGAGTTTGAACAAGAAATTGAAGGTTGGGCTTGGGAAGCGTATGGTTATAGCGGTGCTGGTGACGGCAGCGACTATGGCGACGATGTTTTGTATGACCTATTGAAAAAAACCGCCACGGCTAGTTCATGGTATATGGCTCGCACCCAAGGTGACGGTGAGAATGGTGACTTGGAAATTGCCGAATAAAACTTAAAATGACACCACTCAAACACGCTGAGTCAACTGCTCGCAAATGGGGCGGGGAATGGCAAGACTACATTGCTATTCACGACTGGTTTGACGAAACGAAAGTGCATACCGGAGATTGGACGCATCGTGCATTGCGCCACCATAGCGCAGGCATTCAGTGGGCAGTCGAGAAGTTTGGTCACGCCGTTTACAATTCGCGCGATCAAGCTATCGCTGTCAAGCTGATCGCAGAGCAACATCTAATGGAAGATTGCGGTTTCATTCCTACACCGAAAGATTGGTTGAAGTGCTTGAACGCTCATCCTGAGCCGTGGATGCTCAAGGTAGGAAAGGTTTATCAGACTCAAAGTCTTTCAATCACACCAACCATCGACGGTCTGAAAGTTGCAGTGCGATAAAAAAGATTAAAAAACAATCAATCTATTCTATATGGGCTACACACATTATTTTAAAAACAAACCTGCTTTCACTGATAGTCAATGGGCTGCATTGACTGATGATGTAAAGAAAATGCTTAGAGACTCAAATGTGCCGTTGGGTGATGCCAATGGTAACATTGGGAGCAAGCCAGTTTTTAATACTCGGCACATCATATTCAATGGTATCGGCGACGATTCGCACGAAACTGCTGTTGTTTACAAGGGTGCAAGTGAATTTGAGTTTTGCAAAACTGCTCGCAAACCATATGACAGTGTTGTGGTTGAGTTCTATAAGCTCATTCGCAAGCACGCTCCAAGCACCATCTTGAGTTCTGATGGTGGAGATGAAGTGTTTGGTGGTCAAAAGATCGTTGTCAACAAGAAATTGACAAAAGAAGAAAAAGATTTTTGTGAAAGAGAAGAAAATAAAAAAAAGAATTGACTTTTTTATAATTTAAATTGAGTCTTGCCCCATGAAAGCCACTATTGTTCCGAACGAAATCGCAGTTGTTTACTCTCACCGCCCAGACATTGCGCGCGAATTTCTTATGATCCAAGTCCCAAACGGATGGGATGACGTTGCAAAAATATGCAGAAAAGTTTTAAGTTACGGTGGGCGCAAGTTCACTTTTACTGGTTGGAATAGCGACCGCAACGAATGTTACTTTGCCCGCAGTCTTCACGAAAAATTCTGTCCAGTTGCTACCGTTGTTGCAGAAAATTTTAATAATTGAAAATAAATCTTGCAGTTCGCGAAAAGACCGCCACTCTTAACTTCATGATCGCTGACACTCCTTCCTCTATCTTTGCTTATCGCTTGCTCGCCATGAAAGGCGCGCTTAAGCTTGAAACTCTGGGGCTGAAAAGCTCACACGGCTCCGTCTCGGAAAACGTTCGCAAACTGTGCGGTTCCCGCACTCGCGACAAAAAGAAATTGCTTGCCGAATTCGAGAGCCACCTGAAAAATCACAACATACTCAAACGATAACACCATGAAACTCCTCATTAACAGACACGACATCATTGACGCCTTTGTTCTCAAAACAGGCTTTGAAGCTAAGGACATTGAAATTGAAATGGACCCCTTGCCCGCAGTTAGCTCCAAATCGCGTTTGCGCGACCTTGACCACGCCGATATTCGTTTTGCAATCGCATCAATTTTTGATGAGGGTTACAGTTGCGCCAATGGCAAGGCTAATAGAGTCGCCTTGATTAAAGCGGTTCGCGCCCTCACTGACGAGACCACCACACTTGCAGAAGCGGGGGAATTTGTTGACAAGGTTTTAATCACTGTTGATGGCTCAACTTTCTAAGCCTTAACATAGTCTGGTTATGTGTAGCGCTATATAAAATTATATATAGCGCTATATACAATCCGGGCCAGGCCCGGCGCCCCCCCTGTCAAGCACTTTTCGTAAATAAATTTCCATGCCAAGTGCGAATTAAAATTCAGTTGGCACGAAAATTGTTCGCAGTTATCTGTAAAAAAAAGCAAAAAAAAGTTTGCAAGTGCGGTTCCGTCCATTAAGCTCCACTCATGAATCAAGACGTAGCCTATCCTATCCTGTACGGTGCAATGCGCGGAACTCTGAAGAGTATCGCTTACAGCTACAACATCCCTGGTGTTGAAATCAAGGACGCGGACGCGTTCGCCAAGTGGATCAACGATAAAGTCGTTGAGTCCGACGCCTACGCCCGCGACTGGGCCGTAAAAAATAATCAAAAAAGTTCTTGAACTCTGCGCGAATATCCTCACGCTTCCCTTTGTCAGATTAACCCAAACAAAACAAAAACATGAATGCTATCAACTTGCGTGTCTGCGGTGCAGACAACTCCGAAATCAGCCTTGCCAATCTCGCCAAGGTTTCGACTCCTAACGCTACCGAAACGTATCAGCCGATCCCTCACGCTGACCTCGTTTCGATTTTCCGCGACCAAATGAAAAATGCGAACCTTGCTATCAAGCAGGAAATCCATACGACCGCTCGCTTCGGTCAACGTTACTTTGGTCTTTTTGAGGTGGACATGGGGCGTGCTGGCTCGTCTGGCACCGTTGTTGGTTTGCGCAACTCGCACGACAAATGCTTCCCCGCTGGCTTCTGCGCTGGCAATGCTCCGTTTGTCTGCTCCAACCTTGTTTTCCACAACGAAATTGTTTTTGCTCGCCGTCACACTAGCAACGTGCTGCGCGACCTACCGCAAATCGTTTCGCGTGGAATTGGTGCGCTGTCCGATATGTGGAACCAGCAGGCTACGCGCGTAGCTAAGTATGAGGCAACCCCGTTGACCGATGACGAGGCGGGCACTCTTATCCTGCGCGGCTATCGTGCTGGCGCGGTTGGCAAAACTATGATTGCCGACGTTCTTGACCAATGGGAAAAGCCTCTTCATGAGGAGTTCGCCCCGCGCAACCTCTGGAGTCTTCACAACGCATTCACTCAGGTTTACAAAGGGAACCTGATCGCGTTGCCCAAGCGGAGTCAAGCGTTGCACGGCATCCTTGACCCGTTCGCGGGTCTCAACCTCACCGTTGACCTCAAGCCCGAGTTGGTAACTGCCTAAGCAATCGGGGGCGGTGACAGCGCCCCCATTTTCCCCTTGGAATTTCAACTGTTCCTTTTCTTTATAATTTTAATTATACTGCTCAGGAAAAAAAAGATGCTATAATATATAAATCTCCCCCGCCCCTATATAGTGCTAACTATAGTGCTATATAGAAGGCGCCGGGCCTGGCCCGGTTACCGCAGCTTTTTTTCAATCAAATTAATATATATACCTTAACCCTTATTTATTTACTATTAACTCATTATTGATTCAGCTTTGAACTCTATATTTACCCTTATAGAGTTCACCTTTACTTTTTTTAATGTGTCTGGTAGGTTTTGTGTTCGACCTCTTCGAACTGAAACGCTGTAGCGTCTTGGTACTGCGCCATGCTAGCAAGCGATTCGAGAAGAATAGCGTAAGCTTCTTCTTCAGTTTCGGCTGAGATGTCGTCTAGGAATTGTACTCGGAATGTTTTCATATTAAAAAATAGAGAAAGGAAGTTCAGTTTGATAAGTGTCCCACTTAAGTTCGGCACCTGTTCTATCTTGCCCGCCGAAGTCCACGTCGATAACTTCTACATCAATATCCAAAGAGGCGCGCACGCCTTGTATCATGCCATCCTCAACCCATATTGCAACTTTATGTTTTTTCATGTTAAATTGGTGGGCCACCACTACGCAGGTTGCCCAGTCTCGTTTATGTTCCCCTCCTACAATCTACCCTAACACTCTCAATTCGTCAAGCCTTTTTCTGAAGATTTTCCAAGGCTTTTGTTCCTGCCGCAGTGAGCTTGCGAGTACCTTCAATTTTCATGTACCCCTTTTGAAGCAAAAAGATTTCGGAATCTCGTTGCAATGCGGAGCGACTCATACCAGTGATGGCCGACAACATGTTGAGCGAGCAGTCCCCACGATCTTTAAGAGCGCGAAGAATTTGAATCTCAGTGTTGTTTAAGCCAGATGGATTGATACCGATCTTATCGCACAAATCATTCCATTCTTTTGTTCCAAAGTCTTTGTTAGCTTTGGTCTCACAGTAAAGCTCAATCTGCTTTGAACGCTGAACCGCAGAGCGAGCATTGCCACGAACAGTAGCAGCGATCTTTTCCAACACGTCACCTTTAAAGTTAATGTCGGGGAGAGACCTCTCTATGATCTTAGCAACATCTGAAATCGTGTACGGTTGAAAGTCCACAGGAGTGAGTCTATCTTTGAGAGGAGAGAACAGTTTGTCAGCCTCAGTAGTCGCAAGCATAAAGCTTTGCAACTTGAAGTTAAACTCGTACATCCCATCGCGCCAATTGATTTGCTTAACATCTAACTTCTCAGTATTGAAAGCAGAAAGAAGCACAGTCATTAAGTCTCTGGGGAGCGCGTGGCATTCATCTAGGAGCACCGTTACTTCGTTCCCTTGAATCACAGGAGCGAACACTTGCTCAAAGAACACTTGAGCGTTCTTGATAGTGCCGCAGTTGATTTCGAGGAACGCGCGAGGTGCGCCATCTTTCGCGTTAATGCCGCGCGCAGTTTCTTTCGCGAACTCAGTCTTGCCCATTCCCTTTGCCCCTGTTAGTAGGAGAAAAGGAAACTTTTGTGTTTTTACATGAGCATCGAGGTAGAAGCCGAGCTTCTTCTTAACATCTTCTTGTCCAACTAATTCAGCAAAGCGTTTCATTTTAGTATAGGTTAGAGCTTAGTGATCTTGAATTCCACCTTGGGGGTAGAGGTTTCAACTTCACTTTCTTGAATCGTGCGCTGGACCGCTTGAATAGTCAAGCCCATTTTTTCGAGCCAAATGCGCGACACTGGAATCGCGCTGCTAGTGCCAACGAACTGGTCAAGGTCAGCAAGGCTCACATTGACAAAAGAGGTCGAGCCCGCAGGGCGACCCCGACCACGCTTAGTAACGGTAGATGTGTTATTCATACACGAGCAGATTAGGGATTTTTAATCGCGCGTCAAGCAATTTTCTGAAAAAAAATCAAAAAAAATCACCTCAAGGTTTCCCGAGAGGTGACGTGAATTTTAATTAATTTTTAATCCGGCGAAGTTTGAGTATCTTTGCTGATCTAACTTTCGGCTCGGGTTTCGGCTGAGGTTTCGGTTGCCACCTTGGGGGGTAGCGGCGAGGCAGCTGGGGCTGCGGTGGTGGTGGTGGGGGTAGGGTCTTCATGCAGTGCCTTCTTCTTAATGAAGAAGAAATATCCCGCAGTTAGGATGAACCCCAACATGCTTAACGCCACCAGAATGAAAGCAAAAACTGGGTGAACTGCGTTGGAACTGGAAAGTTTTTCGGGTGAAGCTACAGGGGCTAACTGGATAACATTTGCCGCAAGATTATCTGAGGGAAGCTGAACTGATTTTTTAATCTGGTTATCTATAGCTTCATTCAACTCCTTATTTGGTTGGGGCGCATTAGCGTTTGATTTTTTAATATTTAATAATGTTTCGTTCGTCTTTTGAGTTACTAACATATTTAAATCTTTTTCTTTTACCATTACATAACTCTCAGCATTGAACGTTACTTGAGCTGGCTTATTTGGCGCAACTTCATTCACCTTTGGGTTATTTACGGGAATTGCTTTCGTGTTTGGAGTTATGAACATAGGAGCATTACTGCTTACTTTTTGCCCTTTACTATCTGTGCGGTTCATGCAACCAGATAAGAGAACAACCAAAGCTATATTTAGCGCGATCTTGTTCATGTTTGATCTTATTTACACTAAAGCGCGCTCATAGTATAGGACCGTTAACTCTATTTTTGATCCCGGCTATGACCCGGATAACACTTAGGTTTTATAAAGCGCGCGTTATTAATGTTTTATAAAAGAGCATATTTAGCGCATTATGGTTAATCTCTTATGTTCTTTTGAGTTTGCTAAGCTATTTTTTTGAAACGCGCCTTAAACGTCTATCGTATTCTTCTTAATAGTTTCTTTTACTGTTTTGCTAATCGAGTGCATCAGCAACAAATTTTCTCTATCTTCTAATAGTTTCTTTAGTGTCGTGTTAACGAAGCTGACGAACGTTACAACTGCTGTAACTGCTGCCATAGCAGCAGCTAAGGGAACAATCACAACAATGAAATAAAACAAAATAAAGAGATAGCTTGAGATTCTAGGATGCATAATGAGATAAGCTGAAAGGTGAAAAGATTCGCTGGAAAATTATGAGAATGATTAAAAATTAATAAAAAATAGAGCCGAGCAAGGAGTGATTTAAATCTTCTTCTTTTTTAAATCGCTTTCTTTCTTATCTTCTCTCTTCTCTTCTTCTATCTATTCTTACGTATCTATCTTCTATATTTTTCCTACCCGACAGGTAAGAAACTTACCCCTATTTTTGTTAGGGGTCAAGCCTTTTTTTGGATCTTTCTTTTAGTAGTGAAAGATTGGGGCTTTTTCACTGCTATTCCGACCTTAGAATCCTTTAGTTTTTTCGATAGTTTTTCAGCTTCGAAACGGTCCATTTCTCTTTGCAATATTTGACGCGATTCTCGTTCATTTTTCATATCGTTATTTAGCAACCAAACGAACACGAAAACCACTCCAACAACCAGTAAAACTGGCATCACCGTATTTAATAAAAAATAAGTATTCATATTTTAATAAGATTAGCCCTATTGTTTGCCCGCTCTTAAATTACCAAGACTTGAGCAAATAAAAACCCCCAAACTAGTATTCAATTACCAATTTGGGGGCGTTTCTAGGGATTTTTAATTACGTTTTATTCGACCACAGTGGTTTCGGAGCCTTTGGAGGCTTGAACCAAAGGAGCAATGAGGTTAAAGCCAGCCTTGAGAGCTTCATGCTCTTCAACAGTAACGTTGGCGCGAGTGTAAAGTTGGAAGAAGTTGTTGAGTGCAACGTCGGGGGCCAGCTTTGATTCGCTCTTGTTTGCAGGATTAGCTAATCCAGCGAGAACAATGAGGCTTTCCTTGAGAGCTTCGTGCTGCTCAGGAAGCAAGCGCGATTGACGATGAAGAGCGGCAAAATTTGCCAATGCTTGATCAGTAGTGATGTTATTCATGATTTATATATATTATGTTTTTACGGAAAATTTGTCAACCTATTTCTTAAAGAATTTCAAACCATTTCTTTGGATTGATCTAAAAACGAAGTAAGGGAACCAAATGAACTTTGGAATCTTTACGATCTTAACGTTATGAGCGTTGATAAGTAGGGGCTTTTCTCCATCCCATACTCTAACTACCACTTGGCTACCATCTGCGATTTTTACGTTCTCTATAACACCATTGCGGGTAGGTAGGGTAGATGGAGTCCAGTAGTTGTCGTACTGCCCAATTTCAATAGTGTAAGCGTCGCCTTTACGCCCAAATAAAATGTTTTTTAAATACCAACCGTCAACACTTCCTTTGATAGTGATGCCATTTTTTAATGGGCAAAGATTCAAATCTTGGAAAATGTAATTTTTGCCGCGAACAACGTCAATGCAATCTTCTTGCCCGCCGCAAACTGTAACTTCTTTTACTGAAACGTTCTCGCAGTTAGAGAACTTCATAACATCATCATAAATGCTTGGAGCTTCAGGATTGCCCCAAGAACCTATAACTAGATTTTTTTCTCCTACGTATGATTTAAAATTGATGTCTTGTTTCACAGTATATTTTAAATTAAATCAAAGCTTCTTCCACTTGGAATCTAATTCGATTGTTGTTTTTGTTTCCATGTTAGATATTCGTTTTTATCATTAACTATGTAATGAAAGTCTTTTGTTTCTTCTGGGCGAATTTCAGTGAGAGCGGGAGACCCGCAGCATCCGCAGCCTTCAATCTTAACCCCATGTTTTTGTGACAAAATGGCGAGGTCGATTAAAAATTGATTAATATTCATTTCTGAATTGATTTTTTCTTGTGGGGCTTTCATATCGAATAAATTAATTACTTTCCGCAGAATGTCAAGAGCGATTCTTCATAAAGATTGTTCCACTCGTAATGTTCCCAAGCAAGCAATCATATGCATTAAATGCTCCTCTGGCCTTTTCTCTTTCACGGTCATCACGCAGCAAATCATTCATCAATAAATGATTAAGATCACGCAGATGCCTTAGCCATTTGACCAATTTTACTTGATCAATCTTATATAGCGTATCAACAGGATCAATTTTTTGATCTTCCCATTTTTTTGTGTATTGGAACATATTTATTCTTTTGTTAACCAGTTGTGAAACGCGCCAAATATATTGGAGAGCGTGTATATAAACCAAATCATTGGTCCAGCGACAATCAACAATATGACTGATTTGTATCCTTTCACATCGTCCATCATTGCCATATAATAGATAAAACCAAAAACTGACCATAGTGTCAAAATTGCGTAAAGAAGCGGCGCGTTCATAATGTATTATAATAATCTTTCATTTTTTGTTGAGCAGTTTCTTTTGTATCGTATGGCCCATAACAATATTGACCATCTGCTTCATCCCAAAAATACCATCCGACACCGTTGTACCCTCGTTCAACAGCGTTGTCAAAGTATCCACTGGTCAAGTATTCTATGTTATTCATAGCAACCATCAATCTTAATGCCATGTTTTTGCGACAGTTTCTCGAAAAATTTGATTTCACTTCGTTCTGACCCGTTAGTGAGAAGTGCGCGCTCTAACCGTTCCACTTTTCCTCTTAGGTCAGCCTCACGCTCCGCACCTTTTCCGAGAAGACGCGCTTGCTCTAAGCATTCCGCCTCGGCTTTCTCTGCGCGTTGCTTCCACAATTCACACCGACCCCGCACTTCATACAAGCACTTGTGGTCGTATTCATAGGCGCGCTTCAACCGCTCCACCTCAGCGATCAACTCGGCGACTTTTTCCTCTGCCGATATGAGGTTTTTACTGTGATTGGATAGATACATATTATTTGCCCTCCTTCATCGCCGCGTCAATGCTTGCGCGACTCACCGTGAGTCGCTCCGGTTCCCACTGCCAATCTATGCCTGATGGCGTTTCGAGCCAGTCAAGCCGCGCCCGCTCAACGGCGAGTTCAGCCTCTAGCTCGGCATTTTTGCGCAAGAGTACAACCGCGTCTTGGATATTCTTCCCAATTTCCGCAGGGTGTGGCATCTCTAGCGTTTCGTCGCCGCGTCTCCATGCATTGTAATTTTGCAGGAATTTAATGATTTTGGTGGGCGTGCTCATTTCGTAATCTCCCATTCGCCAATCGTACGTAGGAAAGCCTCGGCGCGTTGCGCTGCACTAGCATGGCACGCATAGTAAATATCCACAACATCTAATCCGCCCTCGGTATCTATATTCATAATTTTGCAAATTGATTTCCCATATTGGTATTTGTCCGTTAAATTCATTGTAGCCTCAGCTTCGTACATAGCGTTAAGGTCACTTAGGTAGTCGGGGCAATCTCTCAGTATCCCTTGCGGTGTTTTGTACAATGGTCCCCACTGATCTTTGCTTATGATCCCACACGCTTCCGCGATGGCGATTCGTTGTTTTTCGGGACTCATTTCTCGCCCCCCTTCATCGCTGCATCAATGGCTGCAACGCAGGCTTCAACCTGCTGCTCGTTGATTTTTCCTAGATCGTTCGGGTCGACGTAATACCCCTTTGGATACCATAACAACAGCTTGGTTTGTGCGGACTTGCACGCATCGAGCGCGACTTGCCTCAACCGCGCCCGCTCGGTGGAGAGTTCGCCCTCGGCTTTCATGGCTCGTTTCAACTCCTTGTTCCAATGAGTGAGGGCGACGGTTTCAGCGGCTTCGGCGCGTTCGGCGCGGTCTCGCCACTCGACCACCCTTTCGCCCTCGTGCAAAGCGCGGCTTCGCTCTTCGTCCCACGATGCTATCGCTATGGCTTCCCTCTGTTGTGCTGCCGCGAGTTGGTCGCGTAGCTGCCGCACCTCAAAAGCCGTGGGCTCGTCGCACGCCTCACAGGCTTTTTGTGCGGCGCGGAGGGTGGCGTTCTCGGCGCGGAGTTCATGCTCGACCTCGCACGCCCGCTGATAAATCGCATCGGTCCGCTCTGCTTCGGCCTTTTCGCGCTCTAGTCTATGGCTCACATTACGGTCCTGCGCTTGCGCCGTTGTTATGGCCAGCTTTTCAAACTCGGCGCGGAGCTGGTCGCGCTCGGCAGTGAGGGCCGCGAGTTCGCGTTCGAGCGTGCGGGCGAAATTTGGACAAACGGTGTTGTGACCTGCGGCGAAGGTCAGTTTTACCGCTGCGTCGGTGCGGGGTGTGGGTGTGTTCATTTCGCGTCCTTCTTCATAGCTGCAAGGATCGCTGCGCGTATAGTTTTGTGCCCGCTCGTTGTATTGCGGCATGCAAAAACACAGTCCTGTACGTGAGGATAGTCGGTGGGGAGCTGCACCTTCCAGTCGTAGTAAGCTCCTTGTTGGTCGAGCCAATTAAGCATTGCTGTATCAGTGCGGGGCTTGTTACTCATTATATGTTCTCCTTACCAATCAACGCTTCAATAATCTTCTCTGCATTTTCCTGAAAAGAAGGGTAATGTAAAGTATTAAAAGAATTTCCATGCTTCTTGATAAACTTATCCCAATCTTTTTTCTCTTCAGCGGTCAAGCTAGTAGTGGAAGGGCGAGCTTCGCAAGCCTTACGAATAATGTCCACCAACTTGTCTTCCAGCAATCTAGCAGCAGCAGTGACGCGACTGTTATCTGGAGAAACTTGTTGTCTAATGGAAGTACATCCATCCTTAATATGAACTAGCCAGAAACCATTTCTGAGTCCTTCATAGGCATAAGGGTCGTTCGTTGCAACAAATTTAGCTCCAACTTTACGGTACAAGCGGCCATCTTCTTTTAAAGCGGCTCGCGCTACAGAGTTATTTGTTTCAAATTTATAATTGAAAAGATTACGATAGCGGTCAGCTTCGTTCTTCCAATATTCTACTGAGGAATCTTTTGTTAGCTTTGACATAAATATTATTTTATTAATTGGTTAGAGTGGTTTGAAGCCATTATAAGGTTCGGTCTTAGCTGCATCTAAACTAATTGTTTTCCACCAACTGCCTCTTTTTTGTAACACACCTTCTGCTCCAGTTACTTCGCAAGTTTTACCAGATGCGATGTCAGCAAAGTGAACAATGCCGTCAATATAATCTGCGTAACGCTTATTGATAGCGTCAAGCTCTGGGTACTTTTTCGTTCCAACTAAAGAGAGGTTATCTTTACTGTACTCAAGATGATAGTAAAAGCGCAGCGTACCAAATTTCTCTTTGACTTGATCGGCTATTACTTGCGGAGCTGTAACGTTAAAAAAGTAACTAGCTTCGCCTGCTTTGTCGATATAAGGTGCAATGCCAAGTCTCTTGCCATCTTCTTCATCTACTCGTACAGCAGTAGAGTATGTGTAAGTAAGAGCTTCGCACAATACGTCAATGAGATCGTACCACCCATCTCCCACTTCTAAACCGAAAGCCATACAAGATTCTTGAGGCGATTTGCCAACGCCAACGAAAATCTTTGGGTACTTGCGTAATAGTTTATCTTCTAGTTCAGCATTCATCGTAAATTTCCTCCATAATAATCAAACGTTTTTTCGAGATGATCTAAAGAATAGTTAGCGTCAGACATATCTCGCTTTTCCCATTCAGTTAAGCGCTTTTTGCTTCTATATTTCTTAACGCATTCGCGCAAACAAAGAATAGAATCTTTGAGAGAAGCTCTTGCGATACCATCTGCTGTCTCGCCATCAATTTGTACTTTGTCCATTTTAATTATTTTTTAATCGTTACCGATAAGCGAAGTCGTTTCGCGAATCTCTTTGCGAATCTCGCTCAACTCTTGCTCATACGAGCTTTCTGCGCTGAGACCATACTTAATGATGCTTCTCAGTCTAGTCTCGATATCGTAAAGCGCGCACCAAGCTGCACCAGCGTTAACAGCTCTAACGTGCTCGCGATCCTCTTCTGGTAAGTTGAACTCTAATATAGCTTTCATTTGTTTTCTAATTCGATTAACCATTTGCTGTCGTTGTAAATATAATCCCAAAGAATTTCTTCTTGTGGAACGGTTAGGCCCATACTAGACGCTAACTCCGCAATTATTTTATCTTCTGCTTTTCTATTGTTGTCAATAGCTTTTTTGAAATCAGTAATAAATTTCTGATCTTTTTTGTTGATCTTGAGTTTCATGAATTTAAAATATTATAAAATGATTCTGGTAAGGTAACGTTTTCTGGAATGTATTTGCCTTTGAATAAGTTTGCGATCTGATTTTCCGAGTACCCTGCGAGACCGCAGCCAATCTTTGTAAGTAAAAACTCGGTACTTGGATATTCCATCGCTTCAACAAGGAAACAATAAATGTAGTACTCGATGTTGTCAAGAGGAAGTGTGCGGATTTCTAAATCTTTTGTTGGAATCGCGTAGGTTTGCCCCTGTAGCCCGAAACCAACGCCGTTAACCGCGCCAAACTTTTCGCGCGCTAGTTTCGCTGCGCCAGCACCGTGAATGCCAGCCTCGTTAGAGCCAAACACAAATACTTGGTTTTTTTTGAGCTTTGTGATTTTATCTGGAGTGAATTTCATTGTAAATTGGTGGTGAAACTGGGACTCGAACCCAGACGGATTTACATCCAAAAGTTTTTAAGACTTTTGCGGCTACCATTACGCCATATCACCATTTTTGTTTTTTCTTCCTCTATAATTTTCTGTTACAGAATGACAGTTAGGGCAGAGTAACTGAAGATTGTTTTTTTCATTATTCGATGCGTCGCCATCAATGTGGTGAACTTCCAGAGAGATTAGTTGATGCTGCCAATGTGTCAATTCGCATTTTTCACATTTATGACTTTTTTCTTTAATTAAATGTTTTTTTAAATGAACCGCTCTTGTGTACTTTGACCAATCTTTCGTTCTCTGATCTTTGCTCCAACCTTGTCCAGTCCAGTGAGAGGTATCGATATTTAATTTTTGGAGTTTTCTTTTCATGCTCCTGTAATTGCCTCCCACAGCAACTAAATTTAAACTTTTTAAAAGCCCAGCAATTGATTTTACGTTTTTGGCGTTATTGATTATGTCTTGATCGGAGTATTCTTTATATTTTCTCATATAAAGAGGTTACACGAAATGGCAAAGGAATAGAATGTCTTACTTGAGCGTATGCCATTTATTCCAGCACTATGGTCTTGCGATTCAAATAGTCAATAGCTCTTCTCAAAATTCGCTCATCGTCATTGAATCTGCCAAGAGCAAGATTGCAATTATTACATATGTAGCCGCGAAACTCATGAGAAAAATGGCAGTGATCCAATATCCAATCGCTTGTAAAATTTGAGCAAATTGGACATTCAGCAGCTTTGGGAGGTGGATTTTCATCTTTTAATTTTTTTCTGAGAACGGATAATTCTTTGCAGCAAACTGCGCAAGTGTTTTTTCTGCCGCCAGTTGACGAGGCGAAAAATTGGAACTGTTCAATTTCTTTTTTCTCCCCGCATTTGCGGCATAGCTTCATTGAATCATGTTAGTCTTTAAGGTTGGGGTTTCAAGATAGAAAAAGTTAGCTTTTATAAAAATATTCAAAAGCTAATTCGATTGCGTTGTAAAAACCTGCATCAATCAAAGCGTCGCTGTTCACATCGTAATTCTTTTTGATCAACCGAATAAGTTTTGGATGTTTTTTATTGATCTGCAACAGCAACTGTTTCTTATTTTCTTTGATTAACTTTTGAATATCTTTGCGAGCTTCTTTAACTTGTTTTTTAGTCATGATTGGAATAAAATTTATTCAAGTAGATGTTCGGTGTATTTGTCAATTTCCGCACCGTAGTAATCAGCCTCAGACATATTGGGCGATTATTTTCATTAAACGGGTATCTACTTGAAAATTAGATAGAATCGTATAGGCCGCAAAAACTTCAAGAGTCTTTGGGTCTTGTCGTCCGTCGCACCTTGCGAAGTCCAATTTGGCTGAAAGATCAGCATCATGTAACCTCTGATACGATTCTAAAGTGGTAGTCTCGCTGGGATTTGAACCCAGAACCTAACCCTTATAAAGGATTTGCTCTAACCAGTTGAGCTACGAGACAATAAATCAAAAAACATTGTAATCTACTTCGACTCTTCTGCCCTTAACATTATCACAGTCTAGGAGCGTTTGTCAAGTGTTGAACGACGAATTAACAACATTTTTTAGAGTCAAAAATCCATTGTCAAGCTCCCAGTGGCAGTTCGGGCATAACAAAATTAGATTTTCTTTTGAGTTGATGTCTTTTATTTTTGTTTTTAAATCAAAATCTCTTATGGCTTTTACGTGGCAAACTTCAACGTGCTTTGAGTAGTTGCAGTTTTTGCAACACCTTGGAGCGTCTCTCATTACTCTATGAGCGTGTTGCCTAATATGATCATATCGATTAGCTCCCTTGTGTTTTTTCAAAGACACTTCTTCTTCAAGAGTCCTGTTTTCAACCGGACCATTCTCACTGTAATGAACTTTATTTACTATGCAAGTTTCGCAAAAGAAACGGCCCGACTTAACGAGATTATCGCAATTCTTACATTTACGCAGTCTTTTCCTTTTTGGAAACAACTTGTTGTTGTGAACGGCAGCACAAGATTTAGTGCAAAATTTGCTTTGCTTGCTGGGGTTAGCAAAGTCTGTTTTACAATTTAAACAAACGTGCTGCATTATTGTTAATCATTTTCTTCTGAAAGAGTTTCCATAGCTCCATAGCCAAACTCAGTCATAGAATCTTCTAATTCTCTTGGGTTTACCCCGTTTAGCTCCGAAGGCTCAAACCATACTATAGCATAGCCTTCATTGCGAAGATCTTTAATCATTTTAAATTGATATGGATTCATTTTAGTAAATTGGTGCGAGGACCGAGAATCGAACTCGGAACCAGCAGTTTAGAAAACTGCGGCTCTATCCAGTTGAGCTATCCCCGCAAAATTAGCTGCTGATTTTAATTAATTTAAAACTTGCTCTTGGGGCTGATTCTTTGAGCGTTCACGCTCTCTGGCAAGACGACGCATTTGATTCTGATACTTGCGATCTTTCTTTTCGTCGTAACTTAAAGCAGCTTTGAACTCATCATGATACTTGGCAAGGATAAAGTTATAAGTCTTTATCGTAGAGGCGGCAACTGCCGCATCGGAAAACCCGTTGAAAAAATCAACAGAGTTGCTGGGGAAGGGAGCGTTTTCGTCCATGTTAATGATTGATGATTTGATTTGTAAAAGATGCTCAGCGAACAATGTTTCGTCAAGCGATTTCTGCAAGTTTTTGAAACTTTTTTTTCAATTTATTTTAGTCGGTTGTTGAACGCTTTTGAGCATAACTTGGCTCCAGCAATTTTGAGCCGAGCTTCGGCCCATTTTAACTGAACGAAACAGTCTTTGCAGACGTAGCCAACATCAGTGTCTTCGCGACACTCTTCAACGCTTGGGTCGAATTGGTAATCGCAGCATTGGCAAATAACGATTGTTGGCGCGCTCATTGCCAAGTGCGATGCTTTTCCGCGATCCATTCGCTGCCATCATAATCTTTCAGCTCCCAATCAACATCGCAAGGAACCTTTACAATCTTTAGCGTGCTAAACGAATCAGCAGATTCTTCCATTCCAATCTCTTCAACCGCTTTTATCAAAGCGGGGTCGTCACGCTGCACTTCGTGGTCGCTAAAATACACGCCGTTAACATAAAAAATCAATGAGCGTTTAGAGAAAAGCGAATTTTTCTTTTCGATGGCGAACTTTAAACCTTTCTTATTCAGATACAGTTCGATAGCTTTGTCGCTTAAACCGAAGCCGCCAAAGTCAGTATTGATTAATATTTTGCGATTTTTCATAATTTTTGGAGCCTCTAGTCGGATTCGAACCAAACGACCTACAGTTTACAAAACTGTTGCACTACCACTGTGCTATAGAGGCGGGTTATTTTTTAATAAAATAATTTGGTTTCTGCAATAACTTTATGGTTAGCAATATAAATAGTAAGATGCTAAATAAAGACATTCAAGTGTAAAATAAAATATGGTTAGTCCTCGTCTTCTTCAAGCAGAGATTCACAGCAACTTTAGTGTTGTTTCTGGCGATTGGGCAGCGTACAAAACCCAGATAACTGGACTATACTCTGCCACTGGTTACGCTGCGAGCGGCAACGCAACGTTTGGAGACTTTTCCGACCATTTGATTAGAGAGTTTAACAGCAAAATCATAGAGCTTGGTATGCCAACGGGATTAACGATACGGCCCTATGATGCTGGTTACAGATTAACTGGAATTAGCTTACTTTAACTCTTTGCTCTTAACGTAAGCTGACATGAGAACGCAGTAGTTCATAATGTCGAGGATAGCGTCTTCATAGCTTTCGTTCTTAACGGCCAATTTGCCATCATTTGCGAAAGTTGAGAGTCGGGAAACCTTGTCAATGATTCTAACAAGGAATCCCTGCTCTGCGGAACAAACGCCCATTGACTCGCATCGTTGGAAGTTTGCGAATGGCTGCTCTCCGCCACTGCCAGCATAATCATTGTTCTTCATTCTCATGATAGCGAGCGCCTTATCAGTTAACTCAACATGATGAGCAAATAGCTGTTCTCTATTCATGTTGATTTTTAATTAATTGATTTTAGCGCAGCGCGAAACTTATTCAGAACCATATAGAATTTTGTTTCTCTATCTGTGGGTGCTGGGATAATAGAGCGCGCCGTTTGTCCGCAATCGCTAAGAGCAGCGTGAACAATAACATAAACGTCGTCAGAGCGAGAACTTTCTTGCGAGAGGCACTGAAGCGCCCATGTTACTGAGTTCTGTAGCGTGAGGTCGTAGAAGTTTAAGCAAGTTTTAAGCGAACCATCTTGCTGGAGACTCCAAACCTCAAGCCAATTCAAGTTAGGCTTAATGTCTGAACTCAAAGGAGTAAATGTTTCTTTATTCATTAGTCAGTGGTAGTGTGGAATTGTTTGGCGCGAGCCAGCATGAAATCGTGAATGAAGTGGCGAGTTTCCCTGTCGAGAAGACGCCCGTTCTCTTGAGGAAGTCCCTTGATGACCTCCTCAAAGCTCAAGCCAAAAGCGAGAGCGAGACCTTTAATCTTTCGATAAATGCCGATTTCCTTATACTTGAGCATCGCAAATGAGATGTCGAGTTCAGTCTCGGAAGCGTTCTCTAGCTTTTCAACTAGTGGATTTTTATTCATAATAAATCAAAAAGGCGGGGCAATTGTAACTTGTCCAGATGGAATCGGATCACCTTGCTCGTCGTAATCACGACCGGATTGATAACCCAACTCACGAATGGCGATATCTAGAATCTGATGCACGGAAAGATCGTAACCTTTCATGCGGCTCTGAATCTGTTTAACAGTAGGGTATTCTCCAATTGAGTGTTTGGTGTCGATGTAGTCGCGAATCTTCAAATTAATAAAGTCGTTTTCGACTTCATCGCTAGAAGACTCTTGGCTCTCTGCTTCGCATTCAGGATCGCATTCAGGATCGTCATTACTGTGAACAGCATCGGGAATCTCTTTGCGCTCGGCAGTAATGTCGCTTAGAACCAAATACTTAGAGACGCGGAGTTTCTGGTAACTGCAATCAGTCGGCACGCTAACAGCGTCAGCAGGGTCAACCTCAACCACAAGGAGACGCCCATCGGGGCCAGCCCAACTATTCGCATAGTCGTAGCTGCCAACGTGCAGACCAAA